AGCTGGGGGTTAAGGACCCAGAGTATGAGTTTAATCGGTGGCTTGAGGAGAGACAGACTATCCTCAGTATGAATAAAGAGCTTAATGCCAAGTCTAGTCGGGGCAGAGCGAGGGAGAGGGCTTCAGATTCCCCGGTAGAGGGCATTGAGGAATCTTCGTCCTGACTAGGCAGGGCCTATCAACCGACGAAGATTAATTGATGAACTTGGTTAAAAGGAGGACGAAAGGTGCCAGATACTAATGAACTAAACTCGGCAGAGTCCACCAACCAGAGCCCGCCAGAGGATGAGCTAGGTCAGACCAGGGCAAGGGTTGCTGAGCTTGAGGGCTTAATCGCCCAAAGAGACCAGGAACTAGCCTCCAGGGATACCCGTATCTCTGAACTAGAACGCTCTGAGTCAGGTCTGCGACAGATTGTAGCTGATAAGGAAAACGAAGTCGCTACCCTGAAGCAGGCAGTGGCTGAGTCCAATGACAGTCTGAATAAACTGGGTGAGAGCTTTAAGCAGGCAGTAGCTAGCTATAAGGTGCTAGTGATTCAGTCTAACCCTGATGTCCCTGAGGAGCTGGTTACCGGGGATAGCATTGAGGCGATAACTGATTCTCTCACCTCAGCCAAGGAGCTCGTTAGTAAGATAAGGAAAGGTATGGAGGCTGAAATTTCATTGGCCAGGGTTCCAGCTGGCGCCCCGGAGAGGACACCACCTGACCTGTCAGCTCTATCCCCGCGGGAGAAGATTCAATACGCAGTAGGCGGCTTTTCGTCCTGAAATAGACAGAGTATATCACGGGACGAAAGCTAGTTAAGAGACTTAAAGGAGGAATAAAATGGCTTTAACTTTAGCTGAAGCATCTAAACTATCTAACGATATGTTACTTCAAGGGGTGGTGGAGACCATCGTTAAGGACTCACCCATCCTTCAGCACCTCCCCTTCATTGAAATCGTGGGTAACGGTCTAACCTACAACCAGGAGAAGACCTTGCCTAGTATTGATTTCTACGATGTGGGTGATACCTGGGCTGAGTCCACACCAACCTTTGAACAGATAACGGCCAACCTGAAGATTATGGGCGGCGATGCTGACGTCGATAATTTCCTTAAGGCAACCCGCAGCAATGTCCAGGACCTAGAGACAGCCGTCATTGAGCTCAAGGCTAAGGCACTGCGGGATAAGTTTGAGGATACCTTTATCTACGGGGACTCAAGCCAGAATGCCAAGCAATTTGACGGACTCAAGGAGCTCATTGATACGGCCACTGCCAGCGACCAAGTGATAGCTATGGGAGATACCGGGGCTACCCTTACCCTTGCTAAGCTGGACGAGCTTATTGATGCTGTAAAGGGCGGTAAGCCGGACATGCTACTCATGAGCCGCCGCTCAAGGCGAAAGATTAATGCCCTGGTCAGGGCAGCCGGCGGAATGATGGATACCGACCGGGATACCTGGGGCAACTTCGTCCAGTTATGGGATGGTGTTCCTATTGGCGTCAATGACTGGATTCTTGATACCCACGTCCTGGTTGACGGCCTGGAGACAGCCACCACTGGCGGCACCTGCTCCACCATCTACGCCATCCAGTTGGGGGAGGGGTCTCTCTGTGGCTTAACCAGTCCCGGCTTCCTGCAAGCAGAACCGATTGGTTCGCTGGAGAACAAGGACGCCTCCCGGACCAGGGTCAAGTGGTACGTCTCTCTAGCCCTATTTAGCTCGATTAAGGCAGCTGCTCTAATCGGAGTTCAGGACTAAGATTAGCGATTTGCGGGGGGAGTCTTGCCAGAGGCTCCCCCCAAAGAGGGGGAAAAATGGAAAACAAAGATGTAGCCCGATGGCGTTGTCACTACAAGCTCAGTAAATACCGTGAGGATATTGAGCCATACCGTGGTTCAGAGCAAGAATTCTACGACAGCTTCAAGCCTTACGAAATAATCGAGGGTGAGGGTAATTGCCTGCTTAATGTTGGCATTGATGAGATGTGGGATTTGATTACCGGAGTAGTCTCCGGGGCTGACCACATCTTCGATAATTCCCACGCCCAAATCGGAGTGGGTGATTCCGATACTGCTGCTAATGCTACCCAGACCGATTTACAGGCAGCCAGCAATAAAACCTACCAGGGCATGGAGACTGGCTATCCAACTTCGGCTAATCAAAAGGCAACCTTTAAGGCTAGTTTTGGGGATAGTGAAGCCAACTATGCCTGGAATGAATGGGTGATGAAGCAATCAACTAGTGGTAAGTGCCTCAATAGGAAGGTCGACTCACTAGGCACAAAATCAAGTGGTACCTGGACTCTGGAAGTTAACATCACTTTGAGTTAGCGAGGCAAGGGATGAACCAGATAATGCGTTTGAAGGTTCTAGAAGGGCGAAAGGCAGTTGATGCCTACCGAGAAGCCCACTGTCAGCTACACAGCAAGCCCTGGCATAGAGGCATACCGGAAGAGCACACGCCACTGCTGAATAAACTGCTGGCTGAACTCGAGAAACAAGACTTTAACTCGCTTCAGGAATTCTGGGATGCCAGTGAAGAGTTGCATATTCAGGAGCTTGGGTTCAACTCTAGGATAGATTTTGAAGCTAGGGCTACTAAATCCGATCGTGAAGCTCTTGAGAGGATGTGGCGATAATGGCTACTGAAATATTTAGACCCAATGCTGGTGGAACCACTACTGAGCTAACCCGTTGGCCTGGAGCTGCTCCACCTGACCCAAACGAGAATTACAAGCTGGTTGATGAGGAGACGCCTGATGACTTTTCAACAATGGTATATAGGGGTGTGGAGTCATACGCACTTGATACCTATAATATACCAGACCATTCTGAAGGTTCAGGGACAATCAACCACGTCAAGGTCTACTGTCGGATGGAGAACGATACCGCTAAAGGGAAAGTAGCTATCCGCACCCACAGCACTGAGTACTATGGTAATGAAGAAACCCTAACTAGTTCTTGGACAACTTATAGCAAGCAATGGGATACCAATCCCAATACCGGTAGTGCCTGGACTTGGGATGAGATAGATGCATTAGAGGTAGGTGTTGCCCTTAAAGCTAGTGCCACTGCTTCTGGTCGCTGCACTCAGGTTTATGTTGAGGTTGATTATACAGCAATAACCCCAAAGACTTCCTCTGATGCTGGCTCTGGGGTAGAAGGCACTCCTATACAGGCCGCTGCCGTAGCTGACAGTGAACTTGGCCAGGGCTCCGATTCTCTTATAGTCAAGATAGAAACACCAACCAAGGGGGGAGGTACGAAATTATGGACTTAAACACTATGAGAACCATGGTCAGGCGTGACCTAAAGGATGAGGATTCAGGGAATTACCGCTGGACTGATGAAGAACTGGACAGGCACATTGCTCACGCCCTCAAGGAGTTTTCTGAGGCAGTTCCTCTGCCGGCAAAGGCTACCCTTCCCACCACCCCAGGCTCCAGGGCAATTGACATATCCTCTCTGACCGATAGAGTTATGATGGAAGCCGTGGAGTATCCAGTGGGCAGGTTCCCGCCCCACTACCAGAGGTTCACGCTATGGGGGCATGTCCTAACTTTGTTTGGCGATGAGGCTCCTGATGGCTCTAACTGCAATGTCTACTATGGTAGTCTCCATACTCTTGATGCTGAGACGTCTACTATCCCAACCAAGCTGGAGGATTTGGTGGCTACTGGTGCTGAGGGCTATGCTGCTGTGGAGTGGGCAACCTATGCCATTAACCGGGTTAATGTTGGTGGTACTACTACGCCTCGGGAGTTCCTAGCCTGGGGGAACGAGAAGCTGAGGTTTTTTACGAGTGAGCTGAAGAGACTGGGCAGGAAAAATAGGGTTAGACTCCACTCCCTGTATAAATCCTACATTCCTCCGGTGTCCAAATCAACTGACTATGGGCCATAGGGAGGGACTAGCTTTAGCATAAGAAGGTGGACTTGTATATATGCCTACGGTAGAGTATGATTAAAGTATGGGTCAATCGGACTTAGATGCGGAAAGGGTATCAGCCAAACCGTTGGGGTTTAAAGATGCGCACAGGCGAGTTTGGCGTATATGCCCAAGGTGTGGACAAGGTAGGTGGGTTATAGCTGGGCGAGTCAGTGTTACAGGGCTTTGTTTTAGGTGTCATATTGCAGTCCGTGCTGACAAAAGACGAAAAAACCTAAATCCAGATATATTGCGAAAACTGTATTGCGAAGATAAGCTCACTCCTCTACAAATTGCCAAATATTTTGGTTGCTCAGAAGGAGCAGTGAGAAATGAGATGAATAGGCAAGGCTTCACATTTAGAGGGGTAAAGGAAGCCCATGCCCACTTATTTGGTAAAGATAACCCAGCTTGGAAAGGTGGTAAATACAAGGCTGAAGACGGCTATATTATGGTCTATGTTGGAGGCAGAAAACATCGCCCTGAACACATAGTAATTTGGGAGCAGGTGAATGGAAGGAAACTACCTAAAGGTTGGGTAATTCATCACCTCAATGGCATTAGGGACGACAACCGCATAGAAAACCTTGTAGCTTTACCTAGAGGTGGGCATAGCAGATTGGAATTGGCAGAGGCATATAAGAAAAGGATAAGGCAGCTAGAGAGGCAATTAAGAGATGCTAGAAAAAATTTATCACTCCCTTTGGAGTAAATTAGGCGGCCGACCGTGGACCTATATCCTGCGTGACACCTGGCATAAGTTTGAGGGTCTCTGGATTATCGGTCTTGTCGCTGCCGGCGCTCTGCTGGGGCATTGGCTCTGGGGACTAATCTTCTGGTTTCTTTTGGTCTTCACTCTCGGCTACATCGCTGGCCACCTGTTCTGGGGCAAGGAATATATCCCTAACCAGGGGAAGACCGTTAATACAAGTGGAGTAAAGTGATGAGAAGCCTGTCAGAAACATTGCTAGCTAACCAGAAAGAGGCGACGAGAATCCCCTATGTTAAACTTGAAGCCAAGAATAAGATTGCCGGAGTAGTAAGATACGACTGGACAAGGCTCTATACTGGCTCGGAGGATAACTACTTCCACGCCGTGACCATGCCTGGCGATGGCTCTCTTATCAGGGCCAGGATAACCCCACCCGCCGACTCCAGAAAGCTCTATCACCAGAGAGTAGCTAACCCCAACCCGGATTCTGACTTCAGCCAGTGGGTTTATACTAACCAGTATAGTGCCGTTATTGTGGCTTGCTGCTCATCAGGGGCTGAGGTATCTATCTTCTGGATTAAGAGTGACCGCAAGATTTATCAGTTAAAGAGCACCGACTACGGCGTCAACTGGGGTAGCCCTGAGCTCCTGGGCTATACCCCAACCACCGCCATCAATGGCATCGCCGCCGCTTATAAGCCCAATGGGGACATCGCTCTTTTCTTTGCCGACCAGGCTACCTTGTATGTCATGAAGCGGATAAATGGTAGCTGGGGTAACAGTGTTGCCTGGGATAAGTCAACCGGTGATTTATCTGGCGTGGCTACTGTCTATGATGGCGACTGGAACCTCATCGTTACCGGCAAAGATACCGACGACAACTATAAGTTATGGTCACTGGTTTATGGTGATGGTGGTGAGGTGGCTGCTGGCACTTGGTCAGCCCTAAAGCCCATTTCCTCAGCCCCATCAGATGGTAATTTTGAATACCATAGGGCCTTTTTGGATAAACCGGATGTCTATCGGGCCTTCTATGTGGAGAGGTTTACCGGGACTGAAGCCTATAATCGCCCTTTCTGGTTTCACTCCATTCCTGAGGCTAAGTTCACTGATAACCTGTGGCATGAGCCGGTGCCGTTTAATCTATCCTCAGAATACGGTCTAGCCATAGCTCACCATGGTGACTACTGCTGGCTGTCAAGCCCTAACGGGGTATGGCGAGCCAGCAAGGCAGAGCAGACCATCACCTTAACTGCCGATGTGCTATCGCTGAGGCAAGAAACCAGCCCGACATCAGGTAGACTAATAGTTGAGCTAAGGAATGATGAGGGACAGTACGCTTCACCCGGGCAAGGAGCACTGTCGGTTTTGAGCATCGGCTGCCAGCTTGAGTTCAGCCCGGGCTACCTGACCACGGCCGGTAATGAGGTCAGCCTAGGACAAACCTTTATCCTTGATGCTTACGAGCATACCAGCTTTGCCGGTGAGGCAAGTTTTATTCTATATTGCTCGGATGGCTGGAGCCTAATTCAAAACTGGAGAGCCAGACACCAGTTCCGGTGGAATAAAGACTCCACCGAGATGAATGTTAAGCAAATCCTTGAATTTGTCCTTTCCCGGGTCGGCCTAAAGCTTGAGGTTAAATCCCAGTCATCAGTCAT